GAAGTGACATCCACGGTTCTGACGGGCCAAGTCAGTGACACCAAGACCGCGAACGCATCTGTGAACAACAGCACGCTCACCGTCACTGGTTTGCCGGTCAATGCAGTTCTGAGCAACGCTACCACAACCGGAAATGCTTCAAGCACCACGGTCGTGAACGGCAGCTTCTCTGACCCGAAGTAATCAAAGGGCTTCGGCCCTTTCACAAGGATTCAACATGAAGATAGCTCCACTGATTTTTGGTTTGCTGATTTCGACATCAGCACTTGCAGATGGTATGAGCACCACTCTGTCGGTACCGAACTCGACCTCGCTCGGGCAGTCCCAACAGCAACAGCAATCTGCTGATGCAGCTGCCTCCAACAATGGGAACAACCAGTCCATCACGATCGAGGCATCGAAGCAGCTCGAGCGCACTGAGACACACATCTCCGGCACGCAGACCGTGAAGAATGTGCCGTCTGTTTCTGGCCCGCCATTGACGACCAGCAATGACACATGCATGGGTTCTGCCAGCGGTTCTGCGAATGGCCCCGGCTTTGGGTTGTCGCTCGGCAAGACCTACACAGATGTGAACTGCGTGCGCCTGAAGAACTCACGCGAACTCTGGAACATGGGCATGAAAGCTGCGGCATTGGCGCTGATGTGCATGGACAAAGACAACCGTGAAGCGCTTGAAGTGACAGGCTTCGTGTGCCCCAAGAAGAAGGAAGAAGAATCAACTCCGCGTTTCACATATCGTAACGACTAAGGGGGCAGCCATGAAGAAGCTTGCAATCATTGCAGCGTTGTTCTTCGCGGCTTCGGCAAGCGCCTCGGTTAGCATTGATAGCGTGTTGAATGGATCCGGTACCCCTGGGAATGACATCCCTGAGAACGCCGTTGAAGTTTCCAATGGCTTCATGCACGCTCCGCAGTACATGCCAGGGTATCCGACAGCAGCAACGCTTTGGCCACGAGTCATTGAGGTTCCATGCACCAAGAACGAAACCGGTGACGTGAAATGCAATGGGTATAAGTGGTCTCCTAACCTTGGACGTGGTGAATATCTCTTCATCGCCCCGAAGGTCGTGGAAGAGCCAGTTCTCGTCGCGCCTATTCACGACACTGTCATTGTTGAGCGTTCCGTACCCGTGAAACAGAAGCCCAAGAAAAAGGTGAAGCGCAAAGTCAAGCCATTGGTTTGCACTAAGTAGTCAACCCGAATTCTCGCGTTTACATCAAAAGCGTGCTTGCATAGAATAAATGCAAGCACGTTTATTTTTCTGGAGAAATCATGATCAAAGAAATTGTAGCGATTGCGAAAGCCAAGTTTCATTTCAATGTGACCTGCAAACTCCAGGAACGGGCCGCCCGTCAGCGCCTTGAGGCCTACGTCAAAACCCTCTCACCAGAAAAACAAGAGTGGGCTCGCAAGCTTCGCGCTGAACTGGAAAAATCCCCTGAGCAGTCCGCCGCTATTCTGCGCCGTGAAACGGCTCGACTGAATGAACAGCACATGCGGGTAATCGAGAAGATTGATGTCGTGCACCGCAAGTTCGAGGCCGTTACAAACGTTACAGATTGACGAACACGAAATCCTCGGGTTGTAATACAGTTACCTTAACGCAACGCAAGATTACCAGGAGATCATCATGCGAATTGTTAAGGAAACCCCCGCATCTTTGGCTCGCAATCTGGAAGACAGCAAGCGTCGCCTGGCTGTAGCAATCCCAGGTACTCAAGCCTTCGACATTCTGCAAAGCGCTGTTGCTGCCATCGAAAAGCGCTTCCACGCTTCTTGCACTGACCGCATGGAAGCATTCTTGGAACGTGAAGGTTCGTCTGATTGGTGGCAGCTCGCCCTGCTGAACTACCCTCTCTCCAATGACGGCCGCCTGTGGCGCGTGACCAGCATCGCTCGCACTCGCGATGACGCGATGTTCTGGGAGTTTGACCACAAGTACGAAGCGATCGAAAAGATCCAGAAGTTGGTTGGCTGGTTGAATGATGGTCGCAACCGTGGCTTTGGTGATCGTGAAGCTGACGTTGAACGTTTGACTCGCATCGCAAACACCGTTTCCGCCCTCAGCGCAGCGTTCCTGAACATGGAAGCTGCTGGAGTATTTGCATGATGCGACTCATCCTCCAGTACACCTCTGGTGATGGATGCACGTACTACTGTACGAACACCCACCCAGTGGTTGACGTTGGATGAGTATTTCGCAGATGCGCTGGTAGCATAAGGTTCATCATGAAATCAGATCATCTGACTAACACCGTAAAGAACATCGCAATATCAGTGGTGGTTGGATTCTCGCTATCACTGGCGATTCCACAAGTTGAGCTTGGCCGAGTCGTTGCTTTACTGATTGGCATCATCTGGTTCGTGTACCTCGATCTTCGCGGCCGAATGAATCAGCTGTACGACAAGCCAATCTGCTTAGGGCGGCCAACGTGCGCAACTGAGCACTTTGATGAACGGCCACCTAGAATTGAACCTGATACTCCATGACCTAGACAATAAATTTCACCGCAAAAGAGGGACCTTCGGGTCCCTTTTCGCGTCCCAGACCTAGGACGATTTTGGCAGCTAAACAAGTAAAATTACGTCATGAGCATGATCAAGATCTATCAAGGCAAGAGCAGAAGCAAGAAGCAGAATATCAGGCTTGGCTTAAGAGCGTCCAGACCATGTCGTCTGGAATCTCGAAACCGAAGAAAGATCGAAGTGGTCGCCAGTGGCCCGGTGATTGCGGCAGAGCGTCTGCAGAAGGGCCATAGTCTCTCCACATTTGGTGGAGCCGGAACCAAACCGGTGGCACGGCCAGAGATCATGTACAAAGACAATCCGGAAATGCTCGAACGAGAGCTCAAAGCGCGTGAGCGGCACAGAGATAAATGTAAGGAGAAATGATATGTCGCAATTTAAACTTCAGGACATGATGCCTGAGGATATCGCCGCAATCGTGACAAAGGGAATCGGTTCTGATTTCGAGAATCTGATCTACACCGAACTCAAGGCTCAAGCCGAAGCTGTTGCCAAAAAGGTCGCGAAAGAGATCGCAGATCGCCTGGCTGCGCAAGTCACCGGGTATCGAGCATCAGACACTTTTCAGAACCGGATTGATTTGCACTTCAACATGCTAAGCATGGACTCTGACCCTGTTGGACATGTAGTGGACAGTCGCGACGGCATTCCTGTTGTCGCATGGAATGGCGACACCCGCGATTTAGTCGGCAAGAAAATCTTTATCGCCAAATGACTACGCTGCGAAAAATCGCAATTGATCTTCTCAATGGGAAGCTTCCAATGGCAGCAACCAAAGATCTTGCCGAAGAACGTCTCAAGGTGTGTGGTGAATGCGAGTATTTTGCTCGCATGACGCGTCAGTGCAACTTATGCGGATGCTTCATGGACGTGAAGGCGAAGCTACTAGAGGCCGAGTGCCCGTCACAGAAGTGGTAGGGAACATAATTACCGAACTGCTAAATAGGTCTCAACGAGGAGACCGAATGAAGCAAGCAGAAAGACGTAAGTTCCACTACATCTACAAGATCACACGTGATGACGGGAAGTACTACATTGGTATGCACAGCACTGATAATCTTGATGATGGATACTTTGGAAGCGGGCAACTTCTTTGGAAATCCATCAAGAAGCATGGTAAAGAGAAACACACGAAGGAAATTCTAGAGTTCTTACCAAGTAGAAGGGAACTAGCATTACGGGAATCGGAACTAGTGACGCGAGATGTTGTCGATGATGTTATGTGCTTGAACCTTAAACTTGGAGGGCGAGGCGATGACAACAAACAAAGGACTACTGCGAGTGCCTTGATGAAGGGCGTTTGGGGTGATCCAGAAAAAAGAACCACATATTCAAAATCAATGAGCGCCAGTGCTGCGAAACGGTGGGAGTCTGATGTTGAAAAACAAAGAGCATCAGACCATGCGAAGAGGAATTCGTCGCATCAATACTTGCAACATGGCCGGAAGAAATGGATTCAAGAACACCCTGAAGAATTTCGTCAACAACAAGGCTCTACAACCAGAGGAAAATTTTGGATCACAAATGGGCAAGAGTCTAAAATGAGCAATGTGATTCCAGAAGGCTGGCGCAAGGGGAGACATGCCAGAAAATTGTAATGTATGTACATTCTCGAACAGTCAATCACACGCGAGTATTGGAAGCCTATCCAAGACTTGATTCGCGACAAGATCAACGCCGGCAAATACAGTGTCGTGCCACGCAGCGGTGGCGTCATATTTGTCAAGCTAGATCGCAAAACCAGCGCCTTCGCGATCTGCGACGGATGGGAACCAATTGGCTGGGTCTACCTTACTAGTTGGGGTGGGGGCGTATATGAAGTCAGCCAAACTTTTGTTCTCTCAGCTTATCGCGGGAACAGGTACGCTGAGAAGCTGTACAAAACGGCGGTCAATCGTGTCGGCATTACGCTTGTGAGTGGTCCTTGTCATTCCAAGTATTCTCGTGGTCTGTGGAAACGCTTCATCGAGAAGCGAGCTTTCGACATTTGGGCTGACGATATGTGCGCCAAGAAATCGCAAACTCCAGTGAAGTACGTTGGAAACGACTTGATTTGCGATCTAGAGGTCTACCACGGCCTGGACGATGAAAAAGACGTGCGGTTATTCGCGCGAAGGAAAAATCGATGAGCTTTGCTCCCCTTCCAACCATTGTGCCGTTGCACGCCTGCGAGACGGTGTCAGGACGATACGTTGACGTGGTAGATCCAAAACCTGAGGACATCGTAATCGAGGACATTGCATGGTCTCTGAGTCGTCAAGTTCGGTATGCTGGGCACACTCTTGGAGATCCATATCACATCGCCCAGCACGCGTGTTTTGTCGAATTCCTGTTGGACTATGTGACCAGTGAAGACAGCATTGGCGATCCTCTCCGGACATCGTTCAATGGTTGGATGAATGACGCAGTTTTGCCAATCGATTCCGCAAATAGAGCGCTGTTGCTTATGCACGCGCTCTGCCACGATAACACGGAAGCCTATCTCGTAGATCTTCCGTCGCCGGTGAAACGGCATCCTGCATTGCGAGATCCGTACAAGGCGCTCGAATCTAATTTGCATGAAGTAATCCTAGAAGCACTTGGCGTCGGTCGCTGCAACGCAGCGCATAACCATGCGATCGTTTGGGCTGATTTGATGGCGCTGCAAATCGAAGCAGCGAACCTGATGCCATCTCGAGGGCGTGGATGGGCTGGGAACCTACCTTACTTCGAGCTTCGGTTCATGAGTTTGATGCCTAAAATTCTGAACTGGAACGCGGCGAACGACCAGTTTCTACAAAGGTTCCGCTACCTGAAGGAACAACTAGCCGTGGGAGTGGCGTGAGAATACAGGCATTAGGTGACAAATAGCGTGGGCCTCCTTCGGGAGGCCCTTCTGTTTCCAGGACGGCTAAATAGAACATCACCTATCAGGAGCTCCAGATGACCGACTTTACCCGCATGCGTGAACTTGCTGCCCTGCTTCGCCCGCCAATGGCTGAGCCGGTCGTTGAGGATACTCGCAAGGTTCAATCATTCGACAGTATTCAATCAAGCGTCGACGCAACACTCGATGGTTTTATTGGTGATCTGAAGCACGACATTGGCGAAGGCGGCCAACTTGAATTGCTCTTGAACGCCAAGGGGTTGTCGAAGCTTGCCGACGAACATGAACTGTTCAAGTCCATTGACGCTGAAATCGACGCGTTTGCCAAGCAAGTGGCGGAATTCAAGAAGAAGGTAGGCGGCCTGATGATGGACGCTGAGGGCATTCTCATCTCGGCTGAATAATGAACTTCCGCGAACTTAACGAGGCGGGTGACATCCCGAACTTTGCAGATCAAGCTGAACAAACGTTCAACAAGATCCGTTCGAGCGCATCCGCGGCATCCGCTAAGTTCAAGGCTGCGAAGGCGAAGGCTGATAGCGACATCAAGAGTGATGCGCAAAAAGCTCTCGCCGCTGATCTTGCTGCCAAAAAGGCGAAGGATGATGAAGCGGCGGAAGCCAAGAAGAAGGCTGACATCGAGGCAAAGGGAAGCCTTGCCGCAAAAGCTGGACCTAAAGCTGCTCCAGTCACTCTCGCTGGCATTTTGCTCGATCGCACTCCGGAAGAAGGTGATCTTCCGGAACTCGAAGATCTTGATGCCGAACACTTCACGCACGTCCAAAACGCGCTTGAACAGATTGCTCAGCGCTTTGACAAGTTCAGCAAGTCTCTTGCCAAGCATTTCCGCACGGCGCCGTACATCAACGCCATGGATCGTTCAGAAGTTCCAGAACGTCTGGCAGACCAAAGTGAGCGTGTTGTTGAAGCTGCTGAAACAATGTTGATGCAGAACAAGAATGGTGAGCGCAATGCGTGGATGTTGGCTCTCACGAATGATGACCCAGAGGTCGGCGCAAAGGCGCTCGTCAAACTGATTGGAACGATCAGCGCTCGCAATGAGAAAATGAACCAAGCCCAAACACGCAAGGTGCTTGCGTCAGGGCTGAATCTCATCAACTTGGTCGGTGCACAACGTCAAGTAATTGAAATGCGCATTGGTCTTATGCGCAGTGTCCTTGCTCATCTCAGCAAGAAGCCGGTGATGAGTGAATCGCTTCTCAAGCGAGTTCGTACACTTTCGAAGAAACTCTAATCTGTAACGACATCCTGATTCCGTTACAGATTAGGTAGCACTTCCGCGTGCCGTTGGCTTACGATGCCAACATGAACGCAAACACACACTTTCTCGACGTCTCAGTTTCACACTTCACGTCGAACTACACACGGATGGCGCACCATTTCAAGGTGGATACGCAAATCCTGTTGAAAGTGCCTGCTGAAAAGCTGACGACGGTTCGCCTCAAAGGCAACTTGTCCACGATTCCAGAATTCCTACGTTCATTGATTGGCAAGCCCGGTTTCGAGAACTGGACCGAGGGGCTGGTGCGCATGCACACCCGAGCCATCAAACAATTGACTCTAGATTCCGAAGCGCCGGTTAAGGAACATCACGGCATGGCTGGCGCCATCTTGACTGCAATCGATGACATTGAGTCGGGAAACAACGGCTATGCAGACATCGGAAATTCAAAGGAGGTCGCTGAGGCCGTCGAGGCTGCTGGCTTTGTTGTGATCTTGACTCGCAACTTGCACGGCGTGGCTGTCTACCGTGGGTTTACCAAGCGAGCACAGGCCGCACTGCGCTTGAGTGAGCATGGTGTGTGTACGGTTACCAGATCTAACCCAGCTCCACATACTGATGCCGATGTGGAGGCAATGATATTGGCACGCGATGCATCAAAAATCGACTTTTGAGGAGCGCACAAGAATCGCTGGATTTCCGAGCAACGCGAAAGGAGCCTGTGATGAAGATCGCCATGACTGAAGTCGTTAAAGACAAACTTCTGCTTGCAACAGACGGTCGCCAGTTGATGCGCGAGTTCAACACGAAGACTCCAAACGGAAATTCCATGCGTGGTCGTTGGGTGCTGCGTGACGTCACCGGCATCTTCATCGACTTTGACAGCAACCGTCATGACCTCATGGAGCGTCATGACCTTCGCTCCAACTAATCCACATGTTTAGCCTTCTGAACCTCCTGAATCCATTTGCAAACCGCGGCAAGACGTATGTCTTCCACATGCGCGGTGGCCAAAGCATCCGTGTGCCCAACATTGTCGAGCTGACGATGAAGAGCGACAACGCTGGTACGTTTGTCGGTTACCAAATCAAGTGGGCCGACGGACGCCAGCCCGAGTTTTTCTCGCTCTCCTTGCCTGACATCAGCGCTGTTACGGTGGAATGATGGACAGGGAACTGGTTCGTCAACTGCGTGCTGCTTTGAGCTGGGAGCTTGCTCCGAAAGCGGCAAACCCCGCCTACCAGGCATTGCTCGAGCTTGCCCGTGAGAAGGACCCCATCTACCACGTGAATCCGTTGGGCGTACACGACCCACGATACGCACACCTCTTCAAGGACTGACATGCGATCAGTTGGCTTTGATTACCCAAACACCTGTCCAAAGATCGACAAAGCGATCGATGCGGCGCAGGATACCATTCGTCGTTTTCTCGAGAGTTTGCTAGAAGAGGCGTGCCCTCTCTTGCCAAGCGCTCGATTGTCAGAGCTTGCGGACGAGAATGCAAAAGCCTTGTACAAGGACCTTGAAGACACGTTTGAAACCGTTCGCAGGGCGAATGAAGATATGCGTGCTGAAGCAGACAGCCAAATTTCTGATTTGCAATCTGAGTTGGCCGATGCTGAAGCCCAGATCGAGCAACTAGAGGCAGAGGCCGTGTGATGGACTTCGATCGTTGGTTCGCAAACCAAGGCAAGCCTGCGCCCACCAAACCATCCAAGCCGTTCAGGAAAGTCAAGCAGTTGACTGAGGATGCTCAGTGGGATCGTGATGCGTTTGAAAAACGCGATGATGAATATGGTGTCAGTCTTGCAGATCGAGGCTGCATCTGTTTTACTGGATGCGCACCATGTTCGTATTGCACCCACCCAGGAAATCCCATGAATCAAGAAATTGACGAGCGCTGGGAGTTGGTCAACGAAGATGCCGTAACGAGGGACACAGAATGAACTCCATTCGCAGGAAGTACCGAGTGCTACGGCACTTCAACATTGACGCATTCACGGCTGGCCTCCTAGCCGTTCTGTCAGAGATCATTCAAGGTCCTGTGCCTAATGAAGGCGGCGTTCTGCGCGTCCTTTCTCTCGAGTTTGAAATTCCAGGAGTTGATGATGAGTCTGCTGATTGAAAAGAAAATTGACGGTGAGAAGCCATCAATGACTGGCACTATCGTGTTTCGCGAAGCCGGTGGTGTCAAGGCCCCAAAGGGCAAGAAGCTCATGATGGTTGTCGGCGTCGTGCTCGTTGATGATGATTTCCCAATCGAGACTGAGTCGCAATCGCAAATTGCTGGCTTCGTTAGCAAGCAAGGTGATGTTGAGATCGCGACTCACCCAAGCATGACCGTAAAGCTGGATCCAAAGTACAGCGCGTGGTCAATTGACCGACTGCTGTTGGAACCTATTTGGAGGGCGTGATGAAACTCTGGCGCTGGGAATACGGTCGTTTGGGCGGTGGTTATCGCAAATTCACATTGTTATTCTCGACTTTCCTGAACTGTGACGCGTACATTCTCCACGTGCCGAAGGGTGTGCACATTCCACCGCACACAGACCGTGTTCCATTCATGCACCATTTTCGAGTGAACATCACTCTGTGGGGTGAATTGTGGATGGGAACACCACAGGGGGCGAAGGGCGTCTTTCGCCTTGGGAAGTGGCTATCGTTCTTTCGCCCAGACGAGATCGATCATTGGGCTCCACCAGTCCATCGCGACACGTACATCCTCTCCATCGGTTGGTTGAGAATGTAACGACTCATTTTTCACCGTTACAGATTCGTCGACATCCATGAGCGCGGATGTCGTACAATGCATTCATGCACTGGAGAAATTCTGATGTCAAAGCGAGCAGTTCAAATCAAGGAAGACGGGATTCACGTCGACGCATCGATGGACGCTGAAAAGCTGCCGCCAGCCCGTCTTCCATCCATTGGTGAAGCATGGACTTACAACGAGTATGTGACGCCGAACGAGCACGCGCTGACCGGCTACGACGAAGCCAGTGCACTCGTGAAGCGCATCGTTCGCGAGTTCGTGAACCAACGCAAGATCATCGCGAGCTTCGATCTCGCCAAACACCTAGTCAAGGAGCGCTTTCCTCGCGCTACCGATGACGACATCATCGAGGCCTGGGCTATCGGGGCCGGCGGTGGATGCGAATTCGAATGGCCTATGGAGTAATCATGGACAGCGCTGGAGGGTTTCAAATGCTGAACGATCTAATGGACGAAATAATGCCAGATCAGCAACCTGTTAACCGCATCACCATCGAACTGAATAAATTTGCCGAAGAGTTTAAGCAGCTATGTGAGAAGTACGATGTAATTGTATACTCCAATTATTATCATAAAATCGGAGTAGCAAGGGCTGGGTTCGCTGACGGCGTGAATGTAGTTTATTTGAAAGGTGATCATGTTTCCTAAATTTAAACCTATGCTTGCCTGCGAATGTTCTGATGAAC